GCACATATATCAAGGCGCTTTATGATAATCAGAACTGGGACGTATGGGATGACGGGGCAAGAACGCTGACAGAACTCGATGAAGACAATACAACGATCGATTTGAATGCAACGTCTGTTCTCGCGAGTGTTTCTTTATCTCAGGATGATTTTGATGACATAGCAGATGCCGTCTGGGACGAACTTCTTGCTGATCATTCGGTTTCCGGAAGCATGGGTGAATATATGGAGCTTTTTAACGAGTATCTTAACGGAAATCAAGAAAGCGGATCATGGTCAGGTATAGAAAAACTCATAAGGCAATCGAGGTAAAAAGGAAATGGATTATATAAGAATAAATGAAGCGTTTACAGCAATTGTAATCATCCCGGAAAGTGTAAGCACCGACACGGTAACGTATACAATTACACTCGGAAGCGATAAAAGCGAGTTCGCAACGGGAAGCATGACGTTTGTCGCGGGCCACGCATGGAAATGCTCATTTACTCCGAACAACCTCGATAATTATATCCTGGAAGCGAATAACACAACGCTTATCATCAAAAAAACAGAAGTCTACAGGGTCACAGAGTCCGGGTCTTCTTCTCCTGTCGCCCCGGCGGACAATGATCTCACGACAAAGGCAGCATTTAAAACGGCGTTCAATATAACAACGGAAACACACGACGATCTTATCACGGCCACGGTCACGGAAGTTTCAGAATATATCCAGAAGAGTACGCGCATAAATCAGTATTTTGCTGCAGCTGCTTACACGGAATATTATCACGGCGACGGCGGCGATACCCTTATTTTAAGAAAACTTCCCGTGAATAGTATCACCAGTATTCATGATGACGTCGATCGGGCGTATGCTACAGCCTCTTTAATGGATGCGGACGACTATATGTTTGACGATGAATCAGGTATCGTCACGGCTGACGGAGACGTCTTCTCAAAAGGAAAAAAGAATATTCAGGTGATCTATAACGCCGGCTACACATCTATTCCAGCTGACGTTAAGCTTGCCTGTGAAAAGCTCGTCATGGCCGAATTTTGTGAGAAAGTAACTGGCGTTAATACTGGGGTCGGCGATGACATGATCTATAAACCATCAAAGCTCAGAACCGAAGCAGGGAAAATGCTCGAGGCGTATTTCAAATCATGATTGAAGGATACTTAAATCCAAAAGATTTTAAAAGGCTTATGAAAAAGCTTAAATCTATTTCTCCGAAAGAAAGGGGAAATATTCTTGTGAGCGCTTTCCGAAAGGCTTCGCAGTACGTTGAAATGCAGCTCAAAAATGTAGCCTTGAAAGGAAAGATCCTTAAACGCAGGACCGGACACCTGGCGAAAAGTATTGAACATGAAGTGAAAGTCTATCCTCAGAACATTATAGCAACGATCGGCAGTGGTGTGAGGCAGAAAGAGCGCATTCCTTATGCGAACATTCATGAGACAGGCGGAAAGATCACGGCGAAAAATGGCGGATGGCTTGTTATTCCTATCCGGGCCGGATCAACTGAGGCTATCGGAATGGGCCTTTCAAAGAAGCCTATTTCCTCAAGCTCGAAGATATTGTCTTTCAGGAAAGTCAAAAGTGTCACGATCCCGGCGAGAAAGTATCTCAGTAAAACACTTGCCAGCTCAAAGAGAAAGATCGATTCACTATTCATAAAAGAAATACAGAGAGGTCTATCGTCATGAGTACACCGACACAAATTATAAATCAGATTATCAGTCAGCTTGAGGATAGCTCCGATCTGTCCTATATCAAACAAGTGTCTGAAATGAAGAGAGCGAATCTTGCTGAATTTCCTTATATCATCGTAGCGCCTCTCACAGATCAAGAAGAGGAATATATTCACAACGTGCAGGATGTTTTTATGCAGGTCGGCCTTCTGGTCTATATCAAGAACTATGATGTGGATAAGCATTTAACAGGCTCCGGAAGCATTAAGGGCCTTGCTGACGTCCGTAACGATATCGCTAAGGCGATCTATGCTGACAAGCAATTAAATGACCTGGCGATCAAAGCAGACATCACAGAAGTCAATTACGATGAGTTTAACGACTTTCCTATATCGGGAATGGCAATTTCACTGACAGTACATTTTAGACAAAATTCAGTAACAAGAACTTAATCAATAAGGAGGTAACACAATGTCAGATTTTCTCACAAAACAAAGAGTGCTTCTCGCTTTGGAAGAGGACGGATATGCCAGCGGTTCGGTTCCTGTACCTGCAAACAATGCGATAGCTGCTGAAGAAGTCAGTTACAGCTATCCCGGTGAAGTACTGGAAAGAAACCTGCAAAATGACAGCCTTTCTCCGGACTCTCCACTTATCGGGAAAAGGTACACCGAAATCACATTCAGTTGTGAGCTGAAGGGCTCCGGTACTGCGGGCACAGCTCCCGCGATCGGTGATCTTCTGGAAGCATGCGGGTTCTCTGAATCCATTGACGCAGGTTTATCCGTCGTCTATGCGCCGGATTCAACAGAGATGAAATCAGTCCGCATTTATATGTATGATTACAATTCCGGCGGAGGTAACGCAAAGCTGCATGATATCCAGGGCGCAAGAGGATCCTTTGAGCTTGTCCTTGAAGCCGGACAAAGGCCGATGATCAATTTCACCTTCCAGGGTCTTTATGAAATCCCCGAAGACGTGGCAAATCCTTCTCCGGTGTACGGTGAAACGACGAAGCCGCCTGTTGTAGAGAGTGCCAGCTTTGAGATCAACTCAGAGACAACCCTTGTCGTGCAAGCTCTCAATATCGACATGGCAAATGAGCTTGTACAGAGTGAAGGCATAAATGCTTCAACCGGCGTCAGCAAGATCGTTATTGTCGGACGTAAGCCGAACGGATCATTTAATCCGGAAGTCGTCACGATAGCCACTGAAGACTTTTTCACTGACTGGGTCGGAGCTACACAGAGAGATCTTTCTGTCGCTCTGGGATCTGTCGCAGGAAATATCTGCACGATCACTGCACCTAAAGTCACATATGACACGATCAATGACGGCGACAGAAACGGTATTCGCATTAATGAGATCCCGTTCCATCTTGGCAAAGACAGCGGTAACGATGAACTTGTACTGACATTTACTTAACTAATATTCATAAGAACATAACTTGAGGAGGTTATTTTTATGGCACTGACAGGAATCAACATCAAAGAAACATTTGAGTGTTCAAGCGCTCAAGATAAAGACGTCAATAATCCGACGATCTTTGTTTTTAGTCCGTTAAAAAACGCGGATAAGATCGAAGTCATGTCTTCCGCTTATGGTGATGACATGAAGTTTGATGTAAAGGCCCTCATGCGGGAGTCTTTTACGCTCGTTAAGAAAAGCCTGACTCAGATAAAAAACTTCAATGGAAGAGATTATAAAAAAGAAGAGATCACGGACGATCTTCTTGACTCTCTTCATGTGATGGTTATTTCTGAGATTGGATCAAAGATCATTGAAAAAAACTTTCTTCAGGTAGATGAAGCAAAAAACTGATATTGGCAGTCTGGGTAAGTCTTAATAACCTTGATTGCCAGCGATGTAATACGCAGATAAAGAAAAAAAGAAATTGTGACGGTACGGGTGAACCCTACTACATAAAAGAAATTGATTATGAATGCACGAAATGTCCTTTTAAGGAAGTCACACATCAAAGCATGTTTTATCTTGAGGCTTTTTCGCATTACAGCGAAGGCAATTTTCCTAACCCCGGGACATGGCTCGATCAACCGATGAAGTTCATGGAAGGAATGAAAGTGATTCAGAAAGCATATAGCGACTTAACAAAAAAGGGAAAGTAATGCCGAATACAAATCTTAATATTCTTTTGAAGATGAAAGATACAGTCTCGAAGCCTATCGCTGGGATCCAGGGAAGGCTTAAATCTTTTGCATCTTCCTTCAAGAAAAACTGGTTAGGAATTACGGCTGCTATCACTGCTTCTGCTATTGCTATAAACAAAGCGTGGGGACAGTTTGAAACTTCCGCAAAAATAAAGCAGCAGCAAACAGCATTTGAAAACCTCGCAGCTTCTTATGGCTCAAATGCTAACAAGATTATTGCAGATCTTAAAAGAACTTCCGGAGCAACACTCTCAACAATAGACATTATGACTCAAGCTTCGCGCGCTATGACGCTCGGGCTTAATCCAGAAAAGTTCGGTCAGTTAATGGAAATATCTAGGGCTGCAGCTAAAGCTATGGGCCAGGACGTCGGCTTCATGTTTGAAAGTATCGTGCTTGGTATCGGTCGACAGAGTAAAATGATTCTTGACAATTTGGGTATCATAGTAAAAGCAGAAGATGCTTATAAGGAATACGCTGAAACGTTAGGGAAGACAGCGGATAAATTGACCGATGTTGAAAAACGACAGGCCTTCATGAATGCAACGATCAAGGCCGGAGAAGATATCATAAAAAGAACCGGCGGAGCATCGAGGACGCAAGCTGAAAACCTTCAGATCATGAAAGCCGCTTTAGTCGATGCAAAGAACGCTATGCTTTTATGGATGACTTCTTCTGCTGATATGACAGAAATGGCGGACAACTTCAGGACATTAGCTGACTCTATTGGGGATATCCGTGTCGGTCGACTTATAGGAGAAATGCAAGGACTGCAGAACGAAATAAAAGATCTTGTTGCTCCTGAAGGAATGCTCGACAAATTAAAAGTAAAGTTTTTCGATTCAATCGGAGATAGAACAAATAACAATATCAGAAAGAATCAGGAATCCTTAGCTGGAGTTGTCGAGACGCTTATAAAAATGGGTGAAGTGATTGACCCGATGGTCTTTAAATTTCTAAAAGAAGAAGATATTTTAAGATTACAGAAACTTAACACCGAATTAAACAAAACTCCTATAAAAATAAAAGCGGTTGTTCATGCTAATAATGCAGTTGGTAAGTCATACACTGATGCTGCAGATAAAGCAGCGATTGCAATGGATCAGACAGGCGCAAGATATACCGCTTTAAATCAGATGATGGCAGCGATCTCTCTTGACACAAATAAATTACTACTTGATAGCTGGGTCAGCGTCGTCGAAAGTATGAGCTATACTTTCGGTAACGTTTTCTACGGAATTTTCACTGGAACGCTTAAAGGGTTGGATGAGGCTTTCAAGGCTTTTGGTCTAAGCGTTTTGCGTGTACTCGCTCAAATCATCGCAAAAATGCTTATCGTCTGGGCTCTTGGAAAATTGCTGGGGATGTTTACAGGTGGGCTTGGTGCCGCTGCGGGAGCAGCGGGCGGAGGAGCAATGCCTGTAGGTTTCGCAACCGGCACGCCTTACGTCCCAGAGACAGGCCTTGCAATGGTCCACAAAGGCGAACGCATTACTCCGGCTCACCAGAACGATCAAGGAGGAGGCGGCGGAGGTTTAGTACAAAACTTTTTTATTTCCGCATGGGACGCTGGGGATCTAGCCGCTAAAAAGAATACGATCATGGGATGGATGGCTGAAGGTTACAGAACAAATGCTTACATTCGTCAAGCTTCAAGGAGATACGCATAATGTCAGATTTTACATATACGTGCGACAGGGCTATTGCCGAAAAAATAGAATTTGAAACAGAAATCACGACATTCGGAAGGTTCAAGGAACAGCGCCGGGGTCTTGTCGATGATTCCAGGCGGCAATGGAAATTAAAATTTGATACACGCATTCAAAGCGAAATGGAAGCCGTCAGGGATTCCTTTATCGCAAAAAAAGGGCGGAAGACTTCTTTCACCTGGACAAACCCGAACGATTCAGCGGAATACACGGTCAGATATATTAAGGACTCTTTTGATTTTTCAAGGGCCGGTTATCAGATATACGATTTTGAATGCTCTTTCAAACAGGTGTTATAAATGAGATCAGCCGATGCAAATTTCATCACTGAAAAAAATAAAGAAGAAAACAGCCCGATTGCTCTTATAGAGATTATAGATTACGACGGAGCATCAAACGACCTGACTTATTGTGCTCACTCTTCAGATATCACTTTTAATTCAAAAACTTATACCGCTTTCCCGGTCGCTTATGACACAGTCTCAGAAAATTCCCAGGCTGAGATAGACATTTTTAGCGTAGTGCTCGGCAATGTATCTCGACTGATACAAAGCTATATTGAAAGCTATGACTGGCGCACAAAGAAAGTAAACGTCATCCTCATTTTTAAAGACTATGACGACGATGCAGACGTTTACCTACAGGATTCTTTTTATATAGATGCTTACAGGGCAGACGCAAAGACCGTGCGAATAACCACGACAAGCAAGCATGATGTTCTCGACTCGATCCTTCCAGGGCGCAGATTTTCAAGAAATTACTGTCAGATAAAAACATTCAAAAATACTGACTGTGGGTATTCCGGATCAGAAACGGAATGCAACAGGACTTTTCAGAGGTGTAGAGTGTTAAATAATCAAACAAGATTTGGCGGCTGTCCGTCAACACCTTCACGAAGGGTTATAATGTCATGACAACAGTTCAAGAATGGATAGATGCTGGAAGACCAATGGCGGGGCCTTATCCTGTTGGATATCCTTTTGACCCGCCCCCCCCTGAACCGAGTTTCGAAATGCCATCATTCAGCATGCCGCATTTCGATTACCCTTCTTACGACTACAGGAATTTAAACAAGATAGATAGCGGGTCGATTCGCTACGGATGGGAACCTCAAACGACTCAGGACGTCGGCCTTTCTATTCCTATTGCGATCGGTCAGGAAAAGTTATTCGGAAATATGATCAACATGTTCACCTCGAATAGTGGTGACAAGCACTATCTCAATGTTCTCATTGCGCTCTGCGAAGGTGAAATAGAAGAGATCACTTCTGTAAAAATCAACGGGAACCCTATCGCAAATTATTCAGGCGTTACGACCTATGAACGAATGGGGACAAACTCTCAAAGTCTTATTAATAATTTTCACGATCTGCATAACCTTTACAGCGTAAATCAGATTATTTCAGCTGGTGAAAGCACAACATATACGACTTCTGAAACAGATGTCGAAGCTTTTGAGATAAATTTCAATTGTCCCTATGGTCTTTATGAAAGAGATTCAAGCAACGGATCGCTCAAGAATCATCCTCTTTCAATGAAAGTTGAATACCGTGTCTACGGATCCGGATCTGCTTGGACGTCAGTAACAAAAACCGTTACCAGAAAACAGCAAAGTGCTGTCCGGTTTATTAAAAGGGTCGAAGGACTTGCAGCTAACCGTTACGACATAAAGATCACAAATCTTAATGGTGCTGATACGGCCTGGACAGAATCAACCGTTATCTTTGTTTCCGTTGATGAAATGCAGACGGACGATTTGATCTATCCGAATATTGCTCTCTGGGGTTGTAAGCTTTTAGCGACAGAGCAGCTTTCCGGAGGTATGCCAAACTTTGAATTTACAGGAAAATGGCTTCTCTGCAGCATTCCGAAGATCATGTATTCCGGGGCTGAGGTTGACTGGGCTGATTATTACTGGGACTCGGCTACAGAAGAATGGAAACGCTTCTCTGACGATGCTGTTTGCACATGGGATGATGTAACATGGGTAACACGATGGAATCGCAATCCGATTTGGCACGTTAAAAATATCCAGTTGAATGCACGCTATGGCCTTGGTGACAAGATAGACTCAACAGACATTAATGATTCTAATTATCTGGAAAAGGCAAAGCACTGCGAAGAAAAAGTCCCAGACGGCGACGGAGGATATGAAAAACGTTTTGAGCTTGATGTTGTAATTGATAGTCCGACTCGGGCCCTTGATCTTCTGTCTCAGCTTGCTATTGTCTTCAGGGGATATCCTTATCAGTCCGCCGGGAAAATCAATTTTCATATTGATCAGGCTGGCACGCCTACATATTTGTTTGGAATGAATAACATCGTTCATGATTCTTTTTCTCAGAGCTGGAAGTCAAAAAGAGAGCTGCCGAACGTCATAGAGGTAACGTTTAATGATGAAGATAAGGACTATGAAGCTGAAACGATACAGTTCGGAGAAGTATCAAGCGGAGAAGCTAAAAGAGGGCAGGAAGTCAGGGTCTTCACAACAAAGATGTCTCAGGCGATCCGCGAAGGTAGATACATAAAGAATGTCGCTGACAATATCACGAAATCAATAACATTCAGGGCCGGGATCGATGCGCTGCGCTGTAACGTTGGCGATATCGTTTATGTCTCTCATGATGTTCCGCAGTGGGGTTTTTCTGGAAGAGTTGAATCAAGTTCAACCGTTGACCTGGTTAAGCTGGATCAGTCGATCACGGTTGAAGCCGGTCACACCTATAAAATACTTATTCAGTTTGCAGATGATACGATCGAGGAAAAAACTGTTTCCGACGGAGCCGGAACATACACAGAAGTTAATGTATCCAGTTCTTTCAGTCAGGCCCCGGCTGCTTATGACAAGTATGTTTACCATGATGAAGATATTCCATTAAAACAATTTCGCATTACAAATCTTCGCAGAGAAATGAAAAATGAGATCTCAGTATCAGCGAAGGAATACAGCGCCGATGTCTATGACGATACAGCGGTGACTCTTCCTACGACAAACTATTCCGCGCTAGATCATTCTTTGCCTGATGTATCAGATTTAACACTTAGTGAAAGAGTGCAAAAGCTCAAAGACGGAACAATTGAAGATGTGATAGATGTATCTTTTCAGAAGCCTGTGCAGACGGATTATCAACTTAATAAATTTGATCATGTAAAAATATTTTTAAAAGAGGGCTCTTCAGGTGAATGGGTTCCTCAGGGAATTTGCTACGGGGAAAAGTTTCCAATTATGGGAGGGATCCAGGACGGATTGACTTATTATGTTGCTGTTGTCACGGTCTCATCTGATAATTCGGAAAACCATATTGATGACTCCCCTTCTGATTCGATTACAGTAGAAGGTAAATCAGCAAAACCTACAGCACCAACAGGCTTTGATGTTGTCCAGCTTGGAAGTAATTTAAAATTTAATGTTGATAAACATCCGGAAGCGGATTTTGCAAAATTTAAGGTTACAAAAGCAAATGGAACAGTTGTCGTAGAAGAGGCAGACCTGACAGAAATATATTTTCCAGTAGGCGAAATAGGGCCGGTAACATTTTATTGTTATGCTAAAGATACTTCCGATGGATATAGTGAAATTCCTGCAATAGATACAATTATCATTACAACTCCTCCTGATATGAATTTTATTAATGATTACGATTTTTTTTCAAATAGTTTTGAATATAGTCTTTCCGGCTGTGCTGTTGAAATGCGGAATGATTATGATGCTTCTTATGTCCGTCCGGTGCTTTGCTTGGCTTCTGCTGAAACATGGGAAGAGTGGGAAGCAACCGGCGGTGACTGGGAAGATGATGAAACAAATATATTTTGCGAGCTTGGGGAAGGTCCTTTTGAGCCTACAGGTTCTTTTACCCAGGTTGAACCCTTTGATTTAACGGCTATTTTTGAGAGTAAAATTATCATAGATGCTGATTATAAAAATGTAGATTACGGATCAGTCGCTGTTTATGTTTCTTACTCTACGGATGGATTTAACTATACATCTTTTGAACTTTTAAATGCTAATTCAACATATAGAGCTCGCTATATAAAATTCAGAGTTGTTCTTTCAACGTCAGATACTGCGTATAATATTTACCTCTATGCAATGTCTATACTGATTGTGGCTCCCGTGGCGCTTGTTGACTGGATCAGGGATCTGGCTGTTCCTTCTGACGGTATTCGTGTTGATTTTGGAAAGGCTTTTACTTTTCCTCCTGGTGTCCGGGCAAACATAATCAATGGTATCGGAGGTTTCCTAAGTATCTATGACAAGACTATTTCCGGTGTCAGTTTCAGAATCTATTCAGATTTTGCAAAAACTACTCCGATATCCGGGGCCGAAATAGACGGGGAATTTAAAGGATATTGACATGTTAAAAAAACAGATAGACAACATTATTAAAGATATCAGCGAAAAGAAAAAGCCTGTTGATAAAAAGATCATAGCTAAGAAAATTGAAAAAATAACAAAACAGTTAAATCAATCTGGATCCAAAATAAAAAGATATCTGAAACAGGAAGAAGCTGAAAAGTGGTATTGCTCTACCTGTCAAAAGAAGCAGGCCGTTGAATTACCCAGGGTGATATTTCACAGAAATAAAGAAAGTTATTACCAGGCGGAATGCACAGTCTGTCAAAACGAAATATTAAAAAAAGTGAGGCGATAACATGTTTTTACCAAGATGCGTTTTTGATGAGAAGACTCCGCAGGGAAGCAAATCTTTGGAAGAAATAAGAAATGCCGGTTTCAGAGCGTTGTTTCAAATGGATTTTGCACCTCTACGAGTAAGGGCCGCATGGATCCTTGATAGTTTTGAATATGCCTCTGACGCAGCAATACAGGCAGAATGGGCCGGAA